ACTAACGACGCAAGAGCTGTTCGACGCTTCGTACATGCTGTATGGATACGCTACTTATATCCAAGACGAGGTAAATAAAAACAAGGTCATCATTGACTGGTGCAACAATGAAATCCAGCGTATGCTAGTAACCCACCAGTTTGAGCAATATACCAAACATGAAACAAAAATACAAATTGTTGTAAGAGATAATAGCTATGCCTCAAAAGTTCACCAAATGCAAATGATAGCGTCTGCAAGGCTTCAGTCGTTGGAGGGCAAGGTGTGGGAAATAAAAAGGCAGGCTGACATTCTTTTAGAAAGAGGTAAAAGACTATGAATCCAGAAGATTTAAGTATAGAAGAGCTGCAAAAACTATTGGCTGAAAAGCAGAAGTCGCAGCAGGAAGAGGTCGATGACAATCAACCAGAAGCAAGCGTTGGTGAAGACTTCACAGTGTCAAAAAATTCGTCCTCAAGAAAAGGCGGTAAGACACCCGTTGTGGCTGGGGAAAACCAGTGGTCTGACACTGGCGAGCATAAAGACGTTGCTACTCCAGAGGTGCCTAGATCCCAAAGAAAAAGAAACCCGCCACAGAAGGTTGAGTTAACGTGTCATGTTTGTGGCAAAAAGTTTAAAATACTGTCGTCTTTAGTTAGCGGCAAATTCGTAAGATGTGATAGTTGCACTAGGTAAAATATGGATAATTTAACAGACGTTGGCGCAGAGAGAGCTGTTCTTGCTGGATTGTTTCAGTACGGGGTAGACTCTTATATTGAGATTGCAGACCTTATAGACAACCAGTCGTTTGGTCATGCAAATAATAAGATATTGTTTGAGTGTGTCAAAAGGGTAATAGAAGAAAACAGAAATGTAGACCTGCCTTCAATTTTGTCAGCCGCCGAGGTTTTAAAGTTTTCGGAATCGGTAAACAACGAAGAGGAGTTACAGTATATAAATTCCTTATTTAACTTCCCTGTTGACAAAGACAATGTTATAACCTTCGCAGTGACTCTCAAAAAGCTTGAGTTCGCCAAGAAGATAAAAAAGATAACCGCTAAGATCCATAAAGACATAGACTCAGTAAACGGCAGTGAGTCTATAGATGAGATAGTATCTCTACTTGAAGCTCCAGTTATGGACTTTCTAATGGAAGACGATGGCGGTGAAAAGCCAGAAATGATAGGAGAGGGAGCCTCTGAATACATTGAGTTCCTGAAAGAGAACAAGTGCGATATCATTGGGATACCTACAGGCTTTCCTAGATACGATCACGCCATAGGCGGTGGTCTCAGAAGAAAATGTGTTGACCTTGTTTCTGCCAGACCAAAGGTTGGTAAGAGCGTATTTGCTGACAACGTAGCTCTTAATGTTGCTTCTGACGGTGTTCCAGTGCTAGTATTAGATACAGAGATGTCGAAGGAAGATCATTTAAATAGGATCATAGCTAACTTGAGCAATGTTCCCATAAATGACGTGGCTACAGGTAAATTTGTTGACGACGACGAAAAGCATGAAAAGGTATATGATGCTGTTGAACATATAGAGTCCATACCTTATAGCTATGTCAGCGTGGCAGGAAAACCTTTTGAACAAATCCTAAACATAATAAAAAGATGGATTATGCAAGAGGTGAAGATGGATGAGAACGGAAAGACTAACGAGTGCGTTGTTGTGTACGACTATCTCAAGCTGATGTCCTCAAACTCCATAACCAACAACATACAGGAGTATCAGGCGCTTGGATTTCAGATCACTGCCTTACACAATCTTTGCGTGAAGTATGACTTCCCATGCCTGTCTTTTGTCCAGCTAAACAGAGACGGTATAACAAAAGAGTCTACAGACGCTGTGAGCGGTTCTGACAGACTTATTTGGCTTTGTACATCTTTCTCCATTTTCAAACTTAAGTCGCCAGAGGAGCTTGCTGAGGACGGCCCACAGGCTGGCAATAGAAAGCTTGTACCAATAGTATCAAGACATGGGGCTGGCCTAGATGATGGCGACTACATAAACATGAACATGCTTGGAGAATATGCTAGACTTATAGAACTTAGAACTAGAAATGAGTTTAGATTACAGCCAGTTGGCGACACGGGACTTATTTCAGATGAGGATTTAGGAGATATAAACAATGGACTTGAAGAAACTGAAGAATATCCTATTTGAGAATATAGAGCTTGTGCTAAGCAACTTAGATATGGAATTTGAAGTTCAGGGCACAAACATATATTCTAATTGTCCTATTCATGAGGGAAGTGACAACCCTACAGCATTTTCATTGTGTACAGAGAGACAAATATGGAGATGTTGGACAAGATCATGTCATGAAGATCATGGCACTGACATACTGTCTCTGATAATGGCTGTTCTTAGTACGAGGGAAAATAGAGAGTGTACATTTAGTGAAGCGCTCAAGTGGTGCTGTGACCTTCTTAATATTGACAACAAGGGGATCAATGTAAAGAAAGAAAAGAAGCCTAACGATTTTGTGAAAATGGTTAGGATATTTGACTCAAAGCCAACCAACGCAAAGGCAGCACAGTACGAAGAGCTATGCAAGTTTGATGAGCCATCCAAGTATTTTGCAAGTAGAGGTTTTAACGAGGATACTCTCACGAAATTCATGGTTAGCGATTGCTATGAGAAGGGGTCGCTGATGTATAACAGAGCTATAATTCCAATCCATGACTACGATGGAAGCAAAATAGTTTCTCATATTGGCAGAGCAGTTAAGGACTTTATCAATCCAAAGTTTTTATTCTCCAAGGGCTTCAATAAGAGTAGGTATATATATAATTATCACAGGGCAATAGATTCCGCAAAAGAGAAGTCGTGTCTATTTGTAACAGAAGGCCAAGGCGATGTCTGGAGACTGTCTGAGGCTGGAGTCAAAAACTGTGTCAGCATATTTGGCAAGTCAATCAGTAGGGCGCAAAGAGAAAAAATAGTTAACAGCGGAATAACTAAACTTGTTGTCCTGACTGACAACGACCAAGCTGGCAGAGAAGCGAAGATGCAGATACAAAGAGACCTCAGTCGCCTGTTCAAGATATTTTTTCCTCGGATGAAAAGAAAAGATATTGGAGACATGACTGTTAAGGAAATTGAAGACTTTATTTTACCTCAAGTTCAGGGGACATATTGATATGAAGATAATAGGTATCTCAGGCAAAAAACAGTCTGGTAAAAACACTATGGCAAATTTTATCAACGGCGTTGTTCTTAAGAAGATGGGCGCTATTGATGATTTTTCTATAAGCGAATACGGCGAACTCGTTATCGAAACGATTGTTGACGACGCGGTTGAGGAAGGTGTTTTAGACGTTACCAGAAAAGATGCTGCATTTGTGAACTATGCAGAGGTTGACCTTTGGCCATATGTAAAGATCTATAGCTTTGCAGACGGATTAAAGACATTATGCATGGACTTCTTTGACTTATCGTTTGAGCAAGTCTATGGAACAGATGAGCAAAAGAATACCGAGACAAATGTTTATTGGAGCGATCTGCCCACTCCCAACACACAGATTAGGAGTAAAAAGATGACGGCCAGAGAGCTGCTACAATATTTTGGCACGGACATAATGAGGAGAATGAACACAAACGTGTGGGTGAACCACGCTATTAGAACAATAAAAAAAGAATGTAGCCAAATAGCTATCATACCAGACGTAAGATTTCCAAATGAAGTAAACGCAATAAAAGAAGCTGGAGGTAAAGTAGTTAGGTTAGAAAGACAATTCAAAGAAGATGCACACAGTAGTGAGTGCGCATTAGACAAAGAGAACTACGACTGGAATAATTTTGACTTAATCATAGACAACTCGTCTGGAGGAACTCAAGAGTTTATAGACGAAGTTGCAAAATCAATTAGAGCATTGGAGTTATAATGTTAGTCACCTATATAAGAAGTTCGAGCTACAATAATTATGATTACTGTGAGATGCAGTATTTCATTACATATAATCTTGGACATCAGTCAACATCAGGCAAAAAAGCTCAGTTAGGAACTGTGGTTCATAAAGTCATGGAGGTCTTAGGAGGTTGCCAACACCTACAACAAGACGGCAAGAAAATGTTACTGGTGGATGATGCACTAGGAGAAATTAAGTTTAACAGGAAAAAGCTAAAAAGCGATGACTTTGTAAATGATATACTTAAGCAAAGCTATGACTGGTACACAAGCAACTGTACTCACAAGTATACAAACGCTGACTACAAGTTTTGTGACAAGTTAACTTGGGAAGCATTAAATTATAACGATGGAGAATTTGACCCTAGAAAGAGAAAAATTGTTGCGGCTGAGCCTC